GGTTTGCATGAACGCCGTGTGCGTGGCGATGTGCGCCTCGTGGTCTTGGTAGATGAACGCCTTGATCGGCTTACCCACCAGTGCAGACATGTTTTCAGACACAGGATCACGCGGCTTCTGATCTTCCGACGTTGGGATGATCTTGTCAGCGTTGCGAATTCCCAACACTTCGATCATCTGGCGATGCAGATACGGCAGGTCATAAATCTGCGGCGCATCCTTGGCCATCTGGAACACGGCTTGGTACTGGACCACGCGCTGTGCCATTGTGCTGCTGTTGGGGTCCGACACGGGGATCACGTCCACCATGGCGTAGTCCATGCGGCGTGCGCGTGTTATGCCTGTGTCCGGCTCGTAGTCGTAGTCCTCGGGGGCGTAGTCGGCGATGATGTTTTTCAGGAGCTTGAACTCCTGCTTCATCGCGTAGTGCACGCGGGCTTGCACAGCGGCCATGGGCTTGAGCGTGCGCTCAAGTAGTGCCAGCGTGGTGCCCACCGGTGCCTGCGCGGACATGTCGGAGATGTTCATGTCGCTGATAGCGCCCAGACGACGGCCTTCTTCCGTGATGCGCTGGAGCAACGCCAACAGAGTCTGGCTGGGCTCCTTGTACGGCAGGGGCATGATGTTGTCGCGCACGGCTCCCGAGGGCACGTCCACGTCGCGCCACTCGCCCGGAGCGATGGGTGTGTCATCACCCTTGATACGCAACCCACGAGCCTTCAGACCGCCCGGCAGGTTACTCAGTGTGCCCGCATCAACAAGTTGACGGATGATAGATGTCCCGGCGCGTGCGTAGCCACCGATGATGTGGATCAGGCCCAGACCGTAGAAGCCAAAGCCCGGCACGTAAACGTAGTGCACGAAGTGGTCCCGCTTGAGCATCAACTCATTCTCGGGTTCCCAGTTGCGACGCACAGCAAGAACTTCTCCTGTGCCCTTTTCAATCGTCACAACGTAAGGTTTTGCAAGGTCGTTCTCTTCGTCGTCCACACCCTCGATGCACAGGTAGGCATGAATCTCAAGCAGTGTGTAGCGGTTGTCTTCAGTCAAACTGAAGCCACCCTCTTCGGCTTTCTTCTTCTCGATGTCGGTGTGGAATGTCACCGGCTCACCAAGGTCGATGTCGCGGTAGAACCCTTGCGCCATCAGGCGCTCGATCTCCACCTTGGTCTTGCGCATGACGTGCGTGACGCGCTCCGCCGTCTCAATGTGGCTTGCGCCGTAAGGCACGATCACATCTTCTGCCGGGATGTAAATAGAGACTTGACGCCCGATGCTGGGGTCAAAGTAAACCTTCTTGAACGCGCTACCGGCCAGACCCAGTGAGTACAGCATGCGCTCATGCTCTGAGCGGTACTCCACCATCCTCTCGGTCAACTGGTAGTTCATGTCCTCTTTGACACGGTTGGACGCTTCCTCTTTCTCCTTGGTGACCTTGCCAAGAATCTTTGTCTTGACAGGGCCAGAGGATGGGAACGTCTCGCTCATGGTCTCGGCTTGGAAGCGGATTGCAGCTTCGGCCAGCACTGTGGAGTACACGCCACAGGCGTCATCCCACGGCTCGGTGCGCTCTTCGTACTTGAACCCCAGCACTTCGAGGCCCTTGACAAACGTGTCAGCCCACTCTTTGCGGGTGCCGATGTCAGCTTCAACAAGCTCCGTGAGGTCCGAGGACAGAGACTGGAGTGTGCCCTCATCAATGAATTCGGCAAGGTTAGAAGAGAATTCTTCTTCGTCAGACTCTTTCTCCTCACCTTCGAGGCTGATCTCCACGCTACCGTCAGGATTCTCTTTGATCTCCACCCCACCCTCGGGGGACTCCAGTTCAATCTCCAGTGCGCTGGGACCTGCATCTGCAAGTTCTTCGATGCCTTGCGGTGCGGCATACAACCCCGGGACCATGTTGCTCGTTGCCATAGCGGCTCCTTAATAGTATCTGTTCTTGCCACGGGACTTGAAGTACCGTGTCTCTTCTGGCTCGTCCGACGGCAGTCGAATGAACCCGCCTTGACGAAAACGCATCAGCGCCATCGTCGTCGTATCCACCAAGTCGTCGTGCGCCATGAACGGGAATCCTGCGATTTCTTCCACGACCTCCTCAGCCCAGCGGGTTTCAGGGACCCAGCACAGCCCGGATTTCACGATGTCCGCTACAGAGTTTAACCTTGCCAACTTATCACCGCTACCCCGGTGTGGGGTGTACTCCTGCACCGACACCCCCATCCGGCGAATCTCTTGGTATAGCTGGGTGCCCGCAGACTTCTTTTCCACGATGAACGCATCGGGCTCCCACTCTCTATATTCTTCGAGCGCCAGCGTCTTGAGTTCCGGGAACTCCACGCGCTTTTTGATGGCGTTGAGCAAGATGATGTTGTAGCTGTTTGCCCCGGGGCCTTCCCGCTCCTCGTTGAAGAACACGCCCCATGTGGTCATGGCCGTGAAGTCAGCACGGTTGTGGGTTTCCGCAGCGGCGTCCAGCGCCATGATGACGTACTCGCACTTAGGCGGGTCCTCGCCTTTCCACGTGTTCCACCACTCGCGCTTGACCACCGACGCCTCTTCCGACGTGGGGTTTTGCTGGTACTGAGCATTCCACTGGAACACCGGCATGGATGCCTTGGTGCGATGCAGTGCTGTGAGGTCGAAGAACTCTGGCCACAGTGGCTTCTCGTTGTCGGTGCCCTGATTAAAGATCGCAGGGAACTCGACTACCTCGTACTGGTCGGACTGCTCGTTGTTAGACATGTCGCGGGTCACGCGCCCTGTCAGGTCGTCTTGGTGCCAGCGCGTCTGGATGATGGCCACACGTCCACCCGGCATCAGACGGGTACGAGCACCGTATGTGAACCACTCATACGCTTTCTCGAAAATATCGAAGTTGCCGTTGATGATGTCCTGTTCGTTGTGGGGGTCGTCCACCAGCAGCAAGTCTGCACCGCGTCCAGCCAGCGCGGAGCCCACACCGCAAGCAAAGTATTCGCCGCCCATGTTTGTGTTCCAGCGCCCGGCACTCTTGGAGTCGGAGGCCAAAGTCACGGTGGGGAACACCATCTTGTAGCGGTCGTCGTCAATGATGTTTCTGACCTTACGCCCGAAGTCCACGGCGAGGTCTGTGGTGTGCGAGACCATCAGCACCTTCTTGTTAGGGTACTTGCCGATGAACCATGCGGGGAAATAGATGGACACAAGCTGCGACTTGCCATGGCGTGGTGGCATGTTTACGCACACCCGGTCCTTGTTGCCCTCGGCAATCGCCATGAGCAGGTTGGCCAGTATTCGGTGGTGTTTTCCGACCTTGTAGTCGGGCTGCATGTGCTTGCAGAACTCGATCAGGTCGTTGTAACACGCAGCGGCACGCTCGCGCTGCTCCAGAATGTCCGCAATCTTGGCAATTTCTGCCTGTTCTTGGGGGGAAAACGAGTCCAAGTTGTCCAGCATGTGCTGGATTTCTTCCTCAGTAAAGTCATCCTCGGAAAAGGGTGGACTTTCAATCATCCCAAGGCGCTCCGTCAGGGTTTTCGGGGTCTATATCGACCTCTTCAGGGGCAAAAATTTCGGGTTTTGGGTCGTTTTCTTTCACCAGACCCAGTTCTGCGTCCACGTCGATGACATCTGCACCCATGTCCACCGTGGTGCCCTGCTTGCGGATGAGTTTTTGCAGTTTGCCGCGCAAGCGCTCCTTGAGTTCGTCCGTGGTCTGGTGGGTAATCGTGATTTCTTGTTTGTCGGTGAACAACCCCACGTCAGAAATCTTGCCCAGAAGCTCCAATGCACGGATGCGGATGCGTGGATCAGGGTTGCTCGACTCCTCAAGCAGCCGATTTGTCACCAGATGGCGCACTTCCACCGCATGAGACACGACGGCGTGGCCGAACGTATCGAGGTAGCTGCGGATATGTTGCAAGGAAGCGGGCGTCAACGACGCCGTGTTCAGATTATTGGCTTTTTGGCTGGTGCCGATGGGGTCAGCCGCGTAGGCTGTGGTCACTTTTGCCGCGATCTCTTTGTCTTCCAGAGTCTCGTCCGGCACTTCCAGCCCGTGCTCGCCGAGTAACTCCATGGCGCGGCACGCCGCTTCGGCCCGCTCACGCAGGTCGATGTAGGGCAAGTCCGGGGGGATAGGCACCCCCAGTTCCGGCTGGAGTTCCAGTATTTGCATCAGATTGTCGCAAGTCGTAGTGACCGATGGACGTAATGTAGCAAAAATTTTTTGGTAGGGGTTAAAAATTTTTGACGTGGGGGGTTTCCTATATTGAGGGGGGTAGGGTTTACCCTTACCCAATTTGCCCAGTAGCCTGATGTTCGTTTGGAATAGTAGTCCTGTAGAGCGCTGGGACTCCTGAACGTATTTGGGGGGTGCCGTACCCGGTGGGTCTGGCCAGATCGCCCGTGATTTTGTTAGGGAACGCCCCTAACATTCCCTATCGAATCGTGATTTCCCTTGACAGATCATGCCAAACGGCGCATAATTCATCCCATCAACGACGCATCTAGTTGATAACAACTTAACCCGATGCACAAGGAAACTGAAATGAAAGCAACTAACGTGAAACTGTCCACCGCAACGATTGACGCCATCGGCACATGGTCTAACAAGACCCTGACCACCGACAAGGCAAAGACCAAGGCCATTGATTCCTTGTTCGCCGATGGTGTGACCTCGGCCATGCTGAAAGCCCCGGGCAAGGACGAACCCCGCGCCTTGTACGACTCGGTGTGTGTCAGCATCGTGACCGGCTTTGCGGCTAACGTGCAAGCACTGTTGAAAAAGGACACCAAGTCCTTGAGTGAGGGTCAAAAGACCGACAAGCGTTTTTGGCAACAGCAGATCGGCTCGAAGCTCAAGGACTTGCGCAATGCACTTGCACGGCGTGAGGCCAAGGCCAAGGCTGAGATGGAAGGGTCAGATGGTGCCGAGGCTGACAAGTCAACATGGGAGAGCACCAAGCGCAAAGTGCTGAGTGAGATCATTGCACAAGCCCAGAAAAAAGAGGCTACCAAGATCAAGGACTTGAGCGCCTTCATCAAGGACTTGCAGTCCGCACTGGCTCGCATCCCAGCGAACGCCTAACCCACGAAGCCCCGCCCTAAAAAGCGGGGCTTTTTTTCGCCTGTACTTTTCTTGTTAGGGACTCCCTAACAAATGATGCCAGTTCTCGCAGTGGCGTGGCGTGGCGCAATGCCACACAGTGAACAAGTTACCACGCAATACATCACGTGACTTTGGAGTTGATTCCTCCGCCCCCGTTTGTTAGGGATTCCCTAACACGTTGATGCCAGTTCCAAGAGTGGCTTGGCGTGTTGGACTGTTCTAACGTAACTTTTACGCTTTGTTCTAACGTGACTTTTTAAGACTGTACGACTGTACGTTTTTGCGTGTTTTGAACTGTACGTTTTCATCACGTGTTAACTTATTTTTTGAAGCCCATACTGTTCGTTTTTTTTCGCTACAGTAGCAACACTGTACGTTTTTTTTGGAACACTATCAGATCGTTGTAAAGCATGGTATCTGATAGGTCTGCCGTGCAGTTTTGTGCACCGATTTTTCCCTTTTTTTTAATACTTTTAGATATGTACGTTTTTTAAAAAATTGTCCCAAGGGTATTTTCAGAACCCCCAAAATTTTCATACTGTTCGCTTTTCGGGGCAGAGAACGCGCTATTTTTCCAGTCATACCATTTTTCGCCCCTACAGTTCAAAAACCGTACAATCCTTGTAAATCAAGCACTTGCAACCCCTCCATTTAAAACATATAATTTCATTTCACCATTTCTCACTATGTCACACTTTGTAGGAGTTACCATGCCCAAGCCCATCGACCGCACCCCATTCACCGCCCTGTTCGGCATCGACCCCAAGGGTTACATATACCGCATAACATCTCCCGGCATGTGCCGTTACCTCGGGCCCGGCTA